AATATTGCCCCACTTCATCAGATAAAAATTATATCATTCAAAGAGAAAGATGATTGGCAGCTTATTGCCAAATATAACATAGGCAAAAAGTCTACTGATTACTAAATAATGGTGCGATGCCTAATGGGTCGCATTTTGATAAACTTGCTTTTTTAAGGAGATTAAACATGACAGTAGGTCGTATTTCTTTTGGGCCATTGGCTCATACAACATTAGGGTTTGAGCGTTTCTTTGACGATGTTGAAAAACTTTTGAGTATGGATGTGACGAAAACAACCCAATCTTTCCCACCACATAACATCATCAAGTTAGACGAAACGCATTATGTCGTTGAACTTGCTGTTGCTGGTTTTAGTAAAGAAGATATCGAAATCACAACAGAAGGTGGTACACTCACTATCAAAGGTGAGAAGAAAGATAAAGATGTTGAAGTGACTTATCTGCATCGTGGTATTGGTACTCGGTCGTTCACAAAACAATTGACGATTGCTGATACTGTTGAAGTAAAAGGTGCAGAATATAAAGATGGTATTTTGCGTGTTGGTCTGGAGAATGTAATACCAGAACATAAGAAACCACGCAAGATTGAAATTGGTAATGAACTTAAAGAGTTTAAGCCACAACTTTTACAAGAAGTAAAAGCGGCATAACTCGGCGGGACTTCGGTCCCGCTTTACTTGGAGATATTATGACAAAGCGTGATAAAAACTTTCGCATGTGCAAGCAAACTAAAATAGGTCTTGCAAACTGTTCCGAACCTTACAGGTCGGCCTATAAAAATCTGATGATTGCTGCTCAGATTTCTTCCACAATTAATCCCAAATCAGATAAGAAGAAAAAAGAAGCTACCGAAAAGGAAGAATAATGTCTATCTTAATGTATAGTCATTTTCACAAATCTTTTCCTTTCAACTTTGAATCTGATTGGATGAACGCTTGTTATGCTGGCGGGATAGAACCATACAAATGGATGCCGCCAGATGAACATGGCAAGTATGTGAATATTGGAAGACCAATACAAGAGTTTCGACACTACTATTCTTGCACATCGGAAGATAATTTTCTTCGTGCAATGGGTCAACAAGCCACAGAATATTTCTTACTCGAAAATACACCTTCAGTAGATTTTGTTGGATGCACAACTTATCGCCGTTATCTTTTGCTCGACAGAAACACAGAAAAAAATGTAGCAAAGATTTCAATGCCTGCCACACAACAGAACGCAGAAAAATTTGGCACACAAGAACAAAAAGAAATTGCATTAGAGTATCTACAGACAGCTGATGTTCTGACAAATCATTCAATTGCATTGCCATTTTCTGTTGAGGCACAATACTTACAATCACAACCAAGTTTATATTGGCAGATGTTCAAAGAAGCAATACATGATTTGTTTCCAAACTACAGACAACACTTGAGATGGTTCACGCACAATAATATCATTAACTATGAAACATGTTACATCATGCGGCGAGATGTGTTCATGCGTTATGCTGATGAACTGTTTAGAATCTTAGAAAACATATGGAAGAATTGTAGTAGTAAAGATGTTTATCCTACGCAACAGACAACATCTGAACCTTTCCCTTGGAGATATCCTGGTTTCTTAGGCGAAAGATTTATGCCATTCTTTGTCTATGCGAACTCTCTGAAAAAGATACAGGTGCCCTTGGTGATACTAGAATGAAACAGAAATTTATCGATGCTCATATGGAAGTTGCTGAGGTTTATTCTCAACTTTCATCTGCAAAAAGATTACAAGTTGGTTGTGTGATTGTAAAAGATGACACAATCATTGGCATAGGTTATAATGGCATGCCATCTGGTTGGGATAACTGTTGTGAAGAAAAGGTACTTTTACCTCAAAAAGAAATCTCTCCTGGTGTCGTAGATATGGCAAGTCGTTATGAACTAAAGACAAAGCCAGAAGTCATACATGCAGAGATTAATGCAATTTCAAAGGTCGCAAGGTCTACAAATTCGTCAGAATATGCAGATATGTTCATCACCCATGCACCTTGCATAGAATGTGCCAAGTCAATCTTTCAATCCGGCATCAGTAGAGTTTTCTATAGGGATACATATAGGAGTGAAGACGGTATACACTTTCTTCAAAAATGTGATGTGGAGGTGATTCGTGTCTAAACTTAATAAAGGAAAAAGAAATGCAATTAACTGCTAACTTTTCACTGGCTGAAATGGTCAAAAGTGAAACCGCTTTGCGTAAAGGGCTGGACAATACGCCAGGCGAAACTGAAATTGAGAATCTTCGTGTTCTGTGTGAACAAATTCTTCAACCTGTTCGTGAAGCATATGGCAAAGGTATAAAAGTCAATTCTGGTTTTCGTCATCCTGATGTGAATGCTGCCGTTGGTGGTTCCCGTACCAGTGACCATTGTAAAGGTATGGCTGCGGACATTGAAATTCCAGGTGTTGCGAATGCTGAACTCGCTGCATACATTGAACAGTATTTTGATTTTACACAATTGATTTTGGAATTCTATACCCCAGGTGTTCCTGATTCTGGTTGGGTACATGTTTCGTATGACCCAAACAATTTGAAAAAACAAGTTCTTACTGCGATGAAAGAAAATGGCAAAACTGTTTACAAGCCTGGGCTTATTGCGTAGTCTTGTAACAAAAATTTAATATTTGTAATTATGGATTATTGTTGTTTTTGGTCTTAAATAAGTGTGACAGTTTTATTAATTGTCACACTTTAACAACAATAAGGAGTTGAGAATTGGTTAAGATTTTAACAGGCATTTTTGCCACTTTATTTTTTACTACTGGCGTTTCTGCCTCTGTTATTACAGGTGCGGGTGCTACATTCCCTTACCCAGTTTATGCTAAATGGGCAGAAGCCTATAAGAAAGAAACTGGAATTAGTTTGAATTATCAGAGCATTGGAAGTTCTGGCGGCATTCGTCAAATAAATGGTAAGACAGTTACTTTTGGTGCAACAGATGCACCAGTAAAAGGTGCTGCACTAGAAGAAAAAGGACAAGTTCAGTTTCCTGCCATTATTGGTGGTACTGTTCCTGTTTTTAACTTAGAGGGTTTTGCACCAGGTGAGTTAAAAATTACTGGTGAAGTTTTAGCAGAAATGTTTATGGGTTGGATTGTAAATTGGAACGACCCAAAGATTGCTGCATTGAATCCAGGTAAGAAATTACCAGACCAAACAATTACTGTTGTTCATCGTGCAGATGGTTCTGGCACTACATTTAACTTTACTGACTATCTTACTGCTTCTAGTAAACTTTGGGCAGAAAAAGTAGGCAAAGGTGCTGCTGTTAAATGGCCTGCCGCAAGTTCTATCGGTGGTAAAGGTAACGAAGGTGTTGCTGCTAATGTGTCAAGAGTTAAAGGTGCGGTAGGATATGTTGAGTATGCATATGCTAAGAAAAACAATATCCCATACTTTCAACTCCAAAACAAAGATGGTAAGTATGTAAGACCAGACGACAAAACATTTGCTGCAGCTGCTGCAGGTGCTGATTGGTTCTCTGTGCCAGGTATGGGGATTAGTATAGTGAATCAACCAGGTGCAGATTCTTGGCCAATCTCTACTGCAAGTTTTATCATCATGTATAAAATACCTGCCGACAAAAAACAATCTGAAGAAGTGTTGAAGTTTTTTGATTGGGCATTTAAGAACGGCAAATCTTTAGCATTAGAGCTTGACTATGTTCCACTTCCTGATATACTAACGAAACAGATTCGTGACAAAGTTTGGACACAAATAGAAAATAAATAGATGTAATACGGCTGGTGCCTCTGCTTCGGTACGCACCAGTTCTTTTTTCACCATGGAGTTATTATGACTAAAGTGTTTACTGATGTTCAAGTGTTTATGTCATCCGCAGGTCAAACCACATCAAAAGATAATCCAGAACAAGCAAAACTTTATCACAAATTAATCATTGAAGAATTTAATGAATTCTGTGAAGCAAGATTAAACAATGATGATGTTGAAACTGCTGATGCTTGTTTTGATATGATGTGGGTCATTGTTGGTTATATGTTGTCGAGAGGATGGGATTGCGAAAGGATTTGGGATGAAGGTTCGTTAAGTAATCTTAAAAAGATTGACAAAGAAACCAAGAAAGTTTTGAAACGAGAAGACGGTAAGATTTTGAAACCTGAAGGTTGGAAACCACCAGACTTTAGTAAGTTCGTGTAATGGCATTTCTAGTTCATAATTTACCACCAGTTCAATGCTTCGTTAAGAAGCAATTTCTCTATGACTTTGAAAAAGGTTTTGGAGAATATGAGCCTTGCATTTGGATGACAATCAAATGTATTAAGGGGCAGGCATTTCGTATTGAAGCACTTCTGCCTAACTATGGTGCATTGTATGATAAACTTCCATTACATGCTTTTGTTTCACGGCAAACAGATTTGAATACACCAGCTTTGCCTTTGGATTACTTGCAAATTTGGGACTGTTTGAGTTATAATGTTACTGTCATTGAAAAAGACAACCTTCGTATGTTGAAGTGTA